ACTGTAGTAGAGCTTGATCATCACCCCCGGGCCCCCCCAGGTCACTACTCTGGGGCCGTGGTGGTTAGCATGGAGTGCCATGCCGCCCAATTAACTTACTGTAAAAATTTTAATTTTCGATGAATTGAGGGTTTTATAAATTTTTATAGGACCGCGGTACCTGCGGCGGCTTCGTAGCCTTGCTTATATCCCGGCCTCCTTACCGGCAATTTTATGTTTTCTCAATGTATTACGATAGCCCCACCAACAACGCTTCTAAGCGTTGGCGTAACCATATTTCGCAATGCGGACCGTGTTGTAAGACAGGGTCGTCAGTGCTGCTGCAAGTACCATTTGAACCACGGTCTGACCCTCGTAAATATTGACTATAGCCTGACTAGTCCCGTATGGCTGAGCTGCGGTTGCATCTATCGAACCATTTAGGGAGGATACGACTCCCGACCCGGAAACTATCGACCAGGTGGGTGTCGCTGTTCCAGCAGCAGACGCTGCCGCGTAAGCCCAATCAATTAGGTACTGCCCAGGCGTTTTAAACATGAGCTTCCCAGTATTTGCGGTGGTAGACGTGACGATTTCCGCTATATCGTAATTGCCTGCTGAGCTCACAAGCGCTGATGTGAGACCCGGTTGAGTTAAACTTATACTCAACCGCTCACTATCAGCAACGGAGTCATTTGGCCCAATCTGTGGGGTGAATAGGACTACGTCATATTCCACCATTAGGTCCCCGGGAGTTGCACCAGAATAGTTGTCAAAGGCCACAAACATGCGGCCCGCATCATAACTATTTGGGGCAGTCACCGAGGAACCAGATAGGACTCGTATCAACCGCTTCTTGTAAGCATCTGCATTACGGGCATCGAATTCCACACACACAGACGCCCATATTGGGCCACTCCCTGCAGAGGGACTAGCCATGAATGCGGCCTTAGACAATATAACATCGTCATAAGAGTCGTAATCAATGGACATGTAAATACCCCCTGCTGTAGACGTAGGGAGAAGTGTGCGTGTGTAAAATTTGAGCTTCTCAAACCTGTACCACTCAAAGTTGGCCGCTACATTAGACAGCCAAGAGAAGGTGCCGGTGAGACCAGGATTAATGGGGTACGCACCTGAAAGAGAGAACAGAGAAGTTCCTGTACTCACGAGGTCACCGACATATTCTGAGTGCCGGACGCGCAATCCACCCTGGTAGGCAGAAAATCTAGGTTCTTGATTATTAATGAGACCGCTATAGCTAACAGGAGCAGATACACTCCGTAGTGCCATGATAGACTTAGCCGAATTGCGGTTAACATTCTTTGCTTGGTTATTGTTGGCCTTGTTGGGCAAGGCATTTCGTTTGTTTTGTTTTGTCATTGTATGGGATACGGTATGACACCCGGACTGTACATCCGTCGGACGCCCACCATGTTGCCAGGTCCTTACTGAGGCATGTGGCCAGGTGTTTGCTACAGGGTATGGCCGTGTAAAGGTTACATACTCTATTCGGGCGGGAGCCGTGCAGTCTCTCGGCATTTTGTTTAGCACGGAAACCGTTTTGGTCCTAAACCGGGGACCCCATAGTTGGTAACATCACCACTTCATCATTCGCGTATTCCTCCACGTGCACGAAGGCAGGCGTGAAGGAACGGTAATACGACTCAAGTTTGCGCTGATCATCAGGCATGATGCCAAAGGCTTTGTAGAAACTCACTCGGGTGCGCCAATCAGGCTCACGATAGTCCCTATGCATCCCCTTCGCCATAATCATCATGCCTGACTCAAGGGTGGGTTCACCCTCCAATCGTCTAGCCCCTTTGGACGCACGACGGAGGGCTTGGTAGTACTCCTGCACTACTGGTATCCCACCGGTCAAGGCCAGCCCACCATCCCCAACCGTACCGACCCACCTATTGTAGATCTTAGCGTTGTGGAGGGGCTTGACTGCAATCGCATCCTTGCTCAGGCTGATACTCGGGTTACGTACCATCACAAACCCATCACCGCCAAAGACGGGATGTGCTTGACAGAAATCGATTTCCTCGAATTCCGTGACTGGCACCTCGACCTCCATATCAAACCCCATCTGGTTAAACCACCTTTGAAGGTTTACCATAAATCGAGCTATATGCTCTTGCTCCATGATGACTACACAATCATCCCCATTATTCGCTAAGGAGTAATCGGGAATGTGCAATTCATCACAGTATGCCTTAACCATCGCACACATGATCAGACAGTTCCCAAGTGCAGTGTTCATATCACCACTCATCCTGGTACCTCTGACCACGTATTTGAGCTTCCCATCCGAGCATCGGCCAAAGCAGTGATTAACTAGCTGTTTCTTAAGGAGCATTCGCAAATACTTGGACTTGTAATGCCCATTATAGATACTATGCTCCCACTCAAGTGCTTGAGTGGACACATGCTGGTCAAACCGCTTGGCATCGATGGACACCGCGATGGGCTTACCGTACTTTTCCCACTTCATCCTAAGGATTTCGGCGGTGCGAGCGGCGTTGTACCCTTTGAGGATGGTTGGTTCACCAAACACATCCCCCACTGACTTATACAAAAGCTTCTCGAGTGGTTTCAAATACCGGCCCAGCTCGACGTTGAATCTTGGACTTCTGGGAGAGATGACACGTTGCACGGCATCCGGTTTAGCCGTGAC